AGAAGCAATTATGTTAATAGATGGAAAATAACAATAGTTGTTAGGGTGAAAAGTTACACAATATAATTTAGTATACGATATTGTTATGTCGTAAAAACATAAGTTTAATATGTTATTAGTATATATGTCTGCAGAACTTTTAGCTAAATTACAAGTAAAAAATCCCCCAAAATTAAACGATATGATTTCTGTAAAAATTAAGCCTCCCGAACAAAAAAAAAATGTAGAAATTGCACCAAAAATTAAAGACGTTCGAAATGAGCGGGCATTTAATCGCGACGATTTTTTACAAAAATTAGACAAACTAGTAGATGTTAAACAAAAAACTCCTCCGCAACAAAGTATCCCCATATTAGATACAAATATTAACAGTCAGAATGAACCATTACCTACACAAGTAAAACCTAAAAAACTTAAAAAAAAATTAAAATTAATAGAAGAATCTTCGCGCGTAAGTGAACGTGAAAAACGTGCATCACCTATAGGGGATACCAAACTTATTCCAGAATCACAAATACTATATGATACTAATATTGCAGACCGAATACCACCTAAATCACAAAAAGTGTTAATTAAAGCATCTAGTTATTATATGGATAATCGAGAGATTTTTAATAATTTTATTAATTCTTTGTTTGCTCCGTATAAACAAGAGGTAAAAGAAGCTGCAGAAACAATGAGTTGTGAAAATAGAGCTGGTGATGATTTCTCATTGATGGCACATCAAAAAATTGTAAAAGATTATATAAACATCTATACTCCTTACAGAGGGATATTATTATACCACGGTCTAGGATCGGGTAAAACGTGCTCTTCGATCGCTATTGCAGAAGGTATGAAGGATGATAAAAAAATAATTGTCATGACGCCTGCTTCTCTACGAAGAAATTATTACGAAGAATTAAAAAAATGCGGTGATATTATGTATAAAAAAAATCAATACTGGGAGTTTGTGCGAGCGACAAAAGAAAATATACAATCTCTCTCTACCGCGCTGAATTTAAGTTTAGATTATATAAATAAACAAGGTGGAGCTTGGTTAATAAATGTGAAGAAGAAATCAAATTACTCAACGTTAAAGAGTACCGACAAAGACATATTAGACAAACAACTAGATGAAATGATACGCTATAAATATCAATTTATTTCATATAATGGATTAAGAAGATCACATATGCGTAATTTAACAAAAGGTGAAACCGGTAAGATAAATCCGTTTGATAATTCTGTTGTTATTATTGATGAAGCACATAATTTAGTTAGTAGAATAGTAAATAAACAAGGCAAAAGAAGCGAGGATAGCGTAACTATGGAATTATATGAATTATTAATGGCTGCTGATAATGCAAAAATTATTTTATTGTCTGGTACTCCAATTATAAATTATCCAAATGAAATAGCTATTTTGTACAACATTATTCGTGGTTATATTAAAACATGGAATTTTAAATTGACTATAAATTCAGAAAGGAAAGTCAATAAAAAGACATTTGAAGAGCTTTTTAAGAGTACCGTGTTAGGAGGTAATGTTACAGATTATATAGATTATAACTCGAGTACTACTACATTATCTATAACTAGAAATCCATACGGTTTTGTAAACAAAACTACCAAAGGAAAGTACGAAGGAGTAAGATTAGGCGAGAGAGGTGAAATGAATGATTCAGCATTTATCGGTCATTTAACGCGATTGCTTGCATCTAATAAAATTAAAATTATCAATACAAATGTAGAATTATATAAAGCTCTCCCAGATAAGCTAGATGATTTCAAAGGATATTTTATAAATTCAGACAACGATGTTCAAAATATGAATATGTTCAAACGTCGTGTTTTAGGATTGACCTCTTACTTTCGTAGTGCACAAGAAGGACTTATGCCTAGGTATACAAAAAGTTCCAATTTTTATATTGTAGATATAGATATGAGTGATTTTCAATTTGGGGTATACGAAGAAGCACGTGTGCAGGAGCGAAAAATAGAAACCAATAATGCACGAAAAAAAAAGAAAGGTGGAAATGCGGATGTTTATGAAGATACTGTATCCACTTATCGCATATTTTCGCGTGCATTTTGCAACTTTGTATTTCCAAAACCTAGCATCACAAGACCGATGCCTGAAAAACTAGGAAGTGAAATGGATGTTGTAGTAGATGAAGATATATTAGATACCGGTTCTAAATTAGAAAATGTAGACGGAAAATATGAAGCGGATGAATTAGAAGACCAAGATAATGATATTATCGACAAAGATTATGATGAAAGAATCAAATCCGCTCTTAATTTATTATCTGAAAATAAAGAAGAGTTTTTAACAGGGGATGCATTAGGTACATATAGTCCAAAATTCCAAGCAATATTAGATAATATCGATAATCCTAATCACAAAGGTCTGCATCTTGTATATAGTCAATTTAGAACATTAGAAGGAATAGGTATTTTTAAAATTGTATTAGAAGCGAATGGCTATACTGAATTTAAAATTGTAAATACTCCTGCTGGTTGGAAATTAGATGTGCCTATGTCAGATAGAGGGAAACCGATGTTTGCGCTCTATACTGGGACGGAGAGCGCAGAACAAAAAGAAATAGTTAGAAATGTTTTTAACGGTGATTGGAAATACATTCCTCAAACGTTAGAGATCGACATATTATCAATATCTAGCAATAATTTATTCGGAGAAGTGATTAAGATATTTATGATTACTGCTTCTGGAGCTGAAGGTATTTCTCTTAAAAATACAAGGTACGTCCATATAATGGAACCGTATTGGCATCCTGTGAGAATCCAACAAGTAGTAGGACGTGCTAGACGCATATGTAGTCATCAAGATCTTCCAGAAGAACTTAGAACGGTAGATGTCTTTTTATATCTAATGCAATTTTCAGAGAAACAATTGGCGAGTGATGCCACTATAGAATTACGGTTAAAAGATACTAGTAAACTGGATGGAACTACACCATTTACAAGCGACCAAGCTTTATGGGAGATTGCAACTCTTAAGGAAGAAGTTACAGATAAAATACTTGAATCTGTTAAAGAGGCTGCTATAGATTGCTCTTTGCATTCGGCACAGAGCTCAGAGAAATTAAAATGTTTTTCATTTGGAACGGTAACTCCAGATGAATTTGCATATTCTGGTTCGTATACGAATGAAGAGTTTGATAGTGTTGCAGAGCAAAATAAGAAAATGGTTGAATTAGATGCAGAAGAAGTTAAAATACAAGGTATTAAATACGCAATAGTGAAAAGAACAGGTGATATATATGACTGGGACAGTTATATGATTGGAAGACCTATACAGATTGGAAAATTAATAAAAACAGACAAAGGATTCGAATTCCAGAGATTATAAGTAATCTCAATTATCTGTTTCAAGTTGTTTTATACACAATTCTATTTTTTCCAAACAATCCATATGCATTTGTTTCATATCGCGTAATAAATTGATAGGATTAACCGTAGATTTGCTTAAAAACTCTAGTAAATCTGTTTCATTATTATTATATTTGTAATTAGTATCTACAAACCTAACCGTATGTTTTTCTTTTTCAGATGTATCAACAGTCTCTTTTATAATTAATGACGGTTGGGTTTCTTTTTCAGGCGTATCAACGGTTTCTTTTATAATTAATGACGGTGGTTTTATTTCATTATTTATGCATTTATTTGCAACTTCTGGAGTATGTTTAGACATCACACCTTTAATATCACTTTCACGTTGCTTCATCATTTTTTCTAACACATCATCAATATTTCCTTCAAAAGGTGTGTCCTGACTATCTGCAAAATCAATCTCATTTGGTTTATGTATTGTAATCAAATCTGAGAAATCTTTTTGTTTGTCAGTTAACGTTTCAACGAATTCATTATATCTTTTTTCTTTTATATCTGCGTTTGTAATAACTGCAGTTTCAGATATAGATTTTTCTTTGATACGTAAAGGATTTAACTTTTTGGTTACTTCTAGAAGTACAGATTTGTTCATTTCAGTTAAGTCATTTAGTTTAGTATTTTTAGATACAGTATCTATTTCTGTTTCAAATAAATATTTAACTTTTTCGTAATTTTCTTCAGGAACACCAGCAAAAACATTCGTTTCCATCATTAAGTTCCATAATAATGCTTTATTTTTGTTTGTTTTAAAATCGCTCATTAATTATTTTACATAGTATTGTTTTTAACTTTGTAAAATAATAGATATAATACATATATTATGTCAACGATAAAAAAAAGAAAACGGAATAACAATTCAAAACGTACCATTAAAGCAACTTGCAGTCCTGCTAATCCAGGAAAAAAAAAAGATTATACGTGTTATACTAGTGAACATCTAGAAAAATTTAAACATTTATGGAATGCACGACACGCAGATGATAAAATAATATACACAGACCCAACTAAAATATGGGAATCACTCCGCAAGAGATTTTCAGGTGTATGCGATACTGAGAAATGTTGGATGAGACAATTGTTTGTAGCAGGAAATTTGAGTTATGATATTACAAAATATACTTTTGCACCAGACGCTCCAAAAACCTGGAGAAATAATCCAACCGAATGGCTTACAAGCACCGATATTATTAATGTAATGAAGCATTTTGAAAATTCGTTTAATGATTATGTATTTATTGGACCAAGTCCAATTGATTTTGATAAACAACTAATGTATGGTGATTGTGTATGGGAAGAACTATGTAAGTTTGATTTAAAAAAAATGCTTTCAAAACGGAAAAAAAAAATAGGCATAATATTTAATACAGACCCACATACGAAAGATGGCGAACACTGGGTTTCTATGTTTATTGATATGACCGCAACACCACATCCGTTTGTTTTTTATTTTGACAGTAATGGTGACCCGGTAATAGATGAGATAAAGGTATTTGTAGATAGAATAATAGAACAAGGTGCAAAAATGGATAAGACTATAAAATTCTATCAAAACCACCCTAAAGAACATCAAAAAGGTGATACGGAATGTGGGATTTACTGCTTATATATGATAACAGAACTGTTAAGCGGAAGAAAGAAATATAATTTT